TTGTGAGCGATAAACTACGTTTTTCGCCTCTTGTAGTGTGAGTTCCTGACTAAAATCGTGGCCGACAATTTCTTGCCGATATTGGTTTCTCGCGGCGATGTACGCGGCGAGCTCGTCAGGTTTGTAAGTTTTGATTAGATAGTTAATATCTGTGAGGTGAGCGGTATGTTGTTCCGCTAGTGTAGGACAGTTAGAGAAGTCCTGTTGAATACGTAGTGTTCCGTCTTTACGGACGGTTGTTTTTATAATCACTTGATTTAGTAAATCTGCGTTCATTGTTTTAATCTCTCCAGTTTCCATGTCGAGTTTTTGGTTCGAATCTAGATAGTCATCTATGTCTAGTTGCTTTTTTTTCATTTAGTCCATTCCTTTGATAAGTGGAGCCATGTTTGGCGGTGAATTGCCTGGTGGCTTGTAATACTGATTTGGTTTAAGTTGTTTTTTTCCTTCTTCGAAAATGTATCGGAGGAGATCTCCTCCTTTTTGATCAAGGGTTTTTAATACACCCTTTCCTTCATTTTCGGTTTTTTTACCGATGAGACCACGTTCAGCTTTGCTTTTCGCAATAGCTTCTTTAGTGGCATCATCTTGTATTTTTATTTTTTGTTGATCTTGATAAAGCTGAAACGCGCTGAGTACATCGGGCATTATTACCCGAGGTGCTTGCGTTTGCATAGTTGCAGACGGTGCGGACGGGGTCGAAGCCCCGTTTCCGCCTGCTGATAGTGTTGGATTTAGTCCGGCCCTTTTTAGGTCCTGGACTTCCCGCTGATGAGCGGTGTTTGAAAGATACCTGTTTTCTTCTATTCCACGCTCCATCATTTGCATGTTCGCGTAGTTAGTAGTGTCTTGGTTTCCTCCGGAGTTTGCATTCATACCGGCGCCTATGATTGAGGCGCCCGCTTGAATTGCTGGTGCTATCCATGGATTTGGGACTGGCATCTTAGAGCCTCCTTAGGCCAGGGATAGAGTACATCGGAAGTGTTCTTGCGATCATTCCCGACGTAAGTTGATTGAGCTGAATCGGGTCGGCAGTTGCAGCCGACACTGCGATATTTCTAGAGATTGCGGTATTTGATACGATCCATGCAGAACCCAAAGTGGGTAAAGACGAATAGTCGTCAGCGAGGTGATATGAATCAAGGGATGTTGCATAATTTGAGCGCATTTCTCCCGTGACCATGTTTTCATCATACCGAAGTTCATAACCGTACTCTTGATATCCGAAGGTTGCTGCATCTTGTACTCCTGTACCGCCGATGGCGTAGATTTCTTTGTTTAATAATGCGACTTCGCCAAGGTTTGCGAATTCGGGTTGATGCCAGTCGTAACGAGTGCGGTAAGAGAATTCTCTTTTTAAGCCTTCTTGATAAGTGATGTTCGACCTCGCACTAAGTAGGATCATAAAGATCCCGTGCTCTACGAACGAGTGAGTAACCTGCATAGAAGACATGGCTTGCGAGAATTGACGTAGGTCACCTTGGAAATTTGAGCCAGATGTGGCGGAAGTTTGCGGGACAACATGTCCGTCAAAAGTGAACGTTTGTCCGCCAAGATATTCCGGGCGTTGTAAGCGGAAGTCAGGGACTGTGACGCCCCATCGGTGTTGGATGGACTCGACATCTCGAGTTCCACCACGGGCGTCCGCTTCGAGAAGATGTTGAACGGCATAAGAGCTCCTGACTTGGTTGAGTGTTGCGGCTGTTGCTGACGCTAAGTTTGCGTAAAGTGTGCCCCCTGGATCGAAGAGTACACCGGCTCCGCCGGCTGCGTCTCGGATGATACCCGATGCTGAACCTTGAATATTGTTTGCAGCATTGGTGATAGAGGCACCCGATGAGTAGTTTCGTAGAATCATGCCCGGGCCTGTACCTACCTGGTAGACTACTGGTGCTGAGGTACCGAGTGGTAACGAAACTGATGTACCTTTCTGGGCTGCTGTGAGTGCTGATGTGAATTTGTCATGACGTTTGCCACGTTTTAGTAAAACGTAGTTGGCCGGATCGTCCGGGCCTTCATCAAGTTCTACTGTGACAGCGTTTTGAAGATTTTGGTCTCGATAGTTTTCATTCCAGATGGTGTTGTAAGCGCGGGCTACGTAATTGTTAATATTCTCAACGTTTGACGAATAGTCGACCTCTGTCGGAATGCCGATGTAATCGTATAATGTTTTAGCGAGCGATCCCGCTGCTGCGGTCCATGTTGTAGTAGTGATTCGTGGAGATGTTAGGGCTGAATTGTCTTGAGTGGGACCGGTCGGTTGAGCATTGAACTGGTAACGGGCCCAGTTAGTTTGAATAAGCCGCATTGGTACGAACCACGCGTGAGCGTCCATGTACAGATCGTCGAACAGAGTTCTTATCTGAGTCGTAAGCCGAGCCATGATCGAGTGCGTTATGTTTATTGTATCGCCCGGGTAAATGTATTTTACGTACATAGGGTAGAGGTAGTCGAATTGCATCGTGGTTAGATGTTTTTTTGAAATGGAAAATCCATTTCTTGAGTGACTGATTGTTGGTACTTGAGCGAAGTGAGCTTGAGACGAGGTATCTGTCCTAAGATGCATTTAGAATTTCTCCGGTTGTTGTTTGTTTCTGAGATCGTGTAGTGCGTTCTCAGCAGATTTAATGAAATCTGGTTTTTGTTTAGTTGTCAAATATTGTAATATTACAGCGTCCCATTCCGCTTCATATTCTTTTATTTTTTCGTCTTTGACTTTTTTGAATTCTATAAAAAGGTCGGCGATCTTTTTATTTTCTTCACCAAGTTTGAAGGGCCGATGGAGAGCTTTACGGTACTTGTTGTCGAAAAAGTTTTCTTTTTCGTAGAAGTGAGAGAAGTGTTTATGAGCGAGTCTTTGGAAGTATCGGGGTATAGGCATTTTCCTACCTCCGATGGGGATATACCCAAGCTTGAGAATTTGATCGTAGTGCATGAGGAAATAGGGCTTACCGATGCCTGAATGTTTCGAATCTGATTTTTTTTCTGATGTAACATAATTATTCTTGAAATCCTTTTCCATGTATTGGGCTTGGTACATCGCAGACGCCTCTGTGACGTTGCCGATGGTGTTAAAGCCATGTGGCCATAGGTCGGAAAGTTTACGTGAAGTGTATAGCGGTATAGAGTTTTTAACGGTGAATAGCGTTTTGTCACTGAAGTCGTGATTAAACACGATTAGGTGCCAATGTTTTTTGCCATTGCGACCGTATTCATGGACATTAAAGATTTCGATTTTTTTTTTGGAGCAATGGCGGCGAAGCCGCTTTTTAAATTTTTGGATATCTGAGTATTGAAAAGTATTATGATACGTTTTCTTTTTTTCGTCATAAGTAAGAGTGAGGAAGCAGTTTTCTTCGTACATGCTTCCGTGTAGGACACAGCGAGAGGCGAGTTCGAGAGCGCGTTTTTTGCGGCAGAATAAGCATGAGCCGCAATTGAAGACTTGTTGAGCCATTTGTTTGTAGATGTCGTTGGCAAGGGAGAAATGGCGGAATTGGCGAGAGCCTTTTGTGTCGTTGTACACGAGCACTGGGTCTGAGCATTTCATAGTGTCCAATCTGCCGAGGGCTACTTCCCCCATCATGGGGGAAGTTATTATTTTCTGATGCCGCCGCGCATAACAGCGCGTACGGTGTTGGCTGGATGTTGGCCGGAGGTTTTTTTGAAGGTCCTACGGTCCTTGTGTTTGGACAGGTGTTTTCGCCGCATTCGAGTCTCCTTTTGTAGAAAGTGTGTCAGTGGGCATTGTATTAATCAAGTAGAGTACAATGCCTGTTTTGTTTGACTCATAGAGTCTTTTTGAATGAGTGCTTTCAGCTCATGGAGATTAGCTACGTGTTCCGGTGGGTTTTGTCCTACAATAAGACCTTTGGTCTTTTCGTAGGTACCGATTTTGAAGATGCTGAAGTCTTCAGCGTTTAGGAAGAGTTGATTTTTTTGTTGTTGTTCGGGTTCTCTGAACATATTTGTAAGTTGCCTTACGACGTCGTGTCGATTAGTGGCGAATAATGGAGCACCGTACGATTGTACTTTGGTGTCGTAGATAGCGAAGATTTCTGAGTCGATTTTATCGTTTGTTTTTCCGAACATTTATTTTTCTCCTGTATTTGCGCATGTAATTGCGCAGGTTAATTTTTCTGCGTTCGCAGATTTTGCACTTTTGCATTGTGAGACTGTAATATTACAGTTATGAAAAGCGCAAGGAGATTTTTATGCCTAAAAATAGATGGATTTTAAGGAATGTAGACCACGATAGAACGTGGGAATTTAATGGTATGGGTGAATTGTATAGATGGATTGTGAATTTTTTAAATAGAATTGGTAAAGGCACGTTGCCTTCTGTCGATGCGTCTGACGACGCTGATTAGAATTTTTTAGTTTTGGGGTTGTTGTACAACCCCTTTTGAAAAGGGAATTATTGCATTTTCCCTTTTCCATTCCCATTTCGCGGCGCTGGCGCGCGTCCTTTGCTAGAAGACGATGATCCCGTGCTATGCCTTCGCCGTCTCCTCCTTCGTCGTCGTTGTTGGCGGGCTTGCTTGGGGAACTGTCTCTAGCGATTGCAAATTTTCAATTTGCTTTTTTGTGAGTATACCCATGTCCAGCATCTTCGATGCGTTGGCTGGGTTGTCTATGAATTTTAGGAATTCTAGATGATTCTTGAAAGAATCTTTTATTTTTGGGTCGAGTTCTTCGAACTCTTTTTGTGAGCGATAAACTACGTTTTTCGCCTCTTGTAGTGTGAGTTCCTGACTAAAATCGTGGCCGACAATTTCTTGCCGATATTGGTTTCTCGCGGCGATGTACGCGGCGAGCTCGTCAGGTTT